CGGCTGGGGCTTTTACAGCGGCAGGCAAGGGACTTCAGTTTGTGGGCAAAGGGCTCGGAAAAGCCGCAGGGCTTGTGGCCCCGAAAAAAGCGGGCTCTGAAGCCATAGAACAAGCTGCCCAAGATATCGGAGCGAAAGCTACGCCGGGGCAATTGCTGGATTCTGAGCTTGTTCAAAAACTAGAATCGACTCTTAATCAATCAGTAGGCAAAGTCGGCGGCATGGGGCTTAGATCGCAAATCAAAAAGAATCAAAAAGCAGCTCAAGAAGCTGCTGATCTTATTGTTGAGAGAGCCGGCAAACAAACAGCTTTTGAGGTTGGAGAACAATCGGCAAAAGACTTCTCGGAAAAGATAAGCGAAAAGCTAGGGCCAGCGGAAGCGATTTATAATAAATATGAAACGCTGTTCAAAAGAACCCCGCTGGTTGAAGCTCCAAAAGATATTGAGAGAACCATTGACGATGTTCTCGATGTTTTTGAGTTTGATGATGAAGCTGTTGCAGCTCTTTTGTCATTCAAGAAAAAGCTGGGCTCTGTTGAGACTTTAGACCAACTTAAAAAGTTTAGGTCTGCAATAGGGAGAGAACAAAGATCAAGCCAGAATGAAGCCGTTAAAAGGGCTCTTGGTGAGGTTTATAATCAAACAACGGGCGCAAGGTCTGATGCTCTTTTAAAGATTGCGGAGTTTGAGGGCGGAACTGAAATATATGAACAAGCTGCAAAAGAGATCCCTGAAGCCGATCGAATATATGCAACGGTAGCCCGCGAGGTTCAAGACATATTTGGTCAAAGGGGCCGGGTTATTGCGGGCTCACCTAAAGCTGTAACTCGTAAGTTCTTTGAGAAAACCCCAGAGATTAGCCGAATAAATAAGATCCTGGCAACAAATGACCCAGCTAAAATAATGAAGGTAAAGAAGGCATTTCCAGAGGCTTTTGAAAGACTGAGAAGCGCTAAGATCGAAGATATAGCTCAGAGGGCAGAGCTTAAGGGTGAAATTAACCCGAACAAGCTTGCTAAAATTGTTGATAAGCTCCCGCAAGAAACAAGGAATCTAATCTTTGGGGAAAACGCAGCCAAAAAGGCCGAAGCTCTTAAAATATATCTCGACGCAATCCCGCCGATGATCGGGCCTTCGGGAACCCCCCAGGGGCTTGAGTTCCTCAAGACTTTTAATCTATTATCACAGGCGGGCTCTCTTGGGAGATCCCAAATGCTCAACCTGCTCTCACGGGCTCAATTTGGTCAGGATTTATTTTCCAAAGCCGGAAGATTTATAGGCTCAGGAAAAGCAATAGGGGCCGGAGCATTTGGGCTTAGGCAATTAACCCCAGGAAATGAACAGCCGCCCTCATTTATTAATATGGCCCCAGAATTCGGAGGAATTAAATAATGGCAAATCCAAGCGTAACCTATACCTTTTCAAACGGAACGGCAGCCGATGCCTCCGAGGTTAACACCAACTTCTCAGATATCATTAACAGCTTAACCGATGGCACAAAGTCTCTCTCTATCGACGCATTAACAGTGGCGGGCGCTGCCTCATTCAATGGAAACGTGACCCTTGGAAACGCTTCCGGTGATGATGTAACTATTACGGGTTCAATTGCGGCTGATATTGTTGTTAAGACAGATTCAACTTATGACATCGGAACGTCTAGCTCGAAACACGCAGAAATACACGCCGACACATTTAAAGGCAATATTAACTTTGGTAATGATGATCTAGATTATTATGAAGAGTGGGAAGACTCCCTTTCTGGCGAGGGCAATTTTACAGGTGGAACGGTTAGAATTGTTAGGGTTGGGAAGCTTGTAACACTGTCAATAGATAGTGCTAACCACAGCGCTATGGCACAGCCCGCTACAGGCTCGTCTTTTATTCCTTCACAGTTTTTGCCACCTGATAATGTTGAATCAGTATTCGCTGAATTCGGAGCTTATCTTATCGGGTGTCAAGTTCAAACAAGCGGAAATCTTCTTCTGTCATATAGAGATTGGACTGGAGCGGGTTACACATCAAGAACGAACACAGGCGGACCAGAAGCATGTCTTTCTTGGGTGATTGACTAAAAAAATCTTGAAGAGTTATAAGCAAAAAGCTAAGATACCTCTGTATATTTTGACTGTCTATTGCGAGTGTTCATTATGTCTATTTTGCCCATCATCATCCTTTCAGCGTCAATGCTTCTTAATGTAGTATTGACTCTTTTTATCCTCCGAAAACGAAAATCCCCACAGCCTAAGCTCACCAAAGATGCAACTGAACTTCTCGCCGAACTAACAAGTGGCGGGGCGGTGGTCGTGACGAATGTTCTCGATCCCGCCTATCTCTTTGAGTATTCTCCAAAGGATAAATAAAATGAAAAATATAGTTATATTTGGCGGAACGGGTTCTCTTGGGAAGGCGTTGTGTAGCCAGATAGAAGCCGATCCCGAGCCTTATAATGTGTGGATTGTGAGTCGTTGTGAATTGAGGCAAAAGGAGCTTCGACAAAAATTCCCGGCAAAATATGTCCTCGGTGACATAAGAGGCAACGAATGGCTAGATAAACTCCCTAAAAAAGCTGATTACGTGTTCAATCTCGCAGCAAGTAAACACATTGAGGTCTGCGAGGATAATGTTGAATATTGTGCCGATGTTAACTATCACGGGACAATCAACACATATAAATATGCCCGGGTTTCTGGGGCTAAGTATATCTTCACAACAACAGACAAGGCCGTTCGTCCCGTCAATGCTTACGGGATGGCTAAGGCCATGAGTGAGAGGTACTTGAGAGATAAAGACGATGCCCTTGTCTTCTTGTGGGGAAATGTCATGGGCTCAAGGGGTTCGGTCCTGCATATATTCAAAGACAAACTTCTTGCAGGTGAGAAGATCCCCATCACACATAAGGACATGACAAGGTTCTGGCTCCACTTAGATGATGCTGCTGAATTCCTTTGGAGAAGCAGAGATTCAAGTTCAAAAAGAAGGCTTGTCCCAGCCCTTGGTTCAAGCTCTATCTTGGCACTTCTTGAAGTCGTTGCCGATCACCTGGGGGTTTCAAGCTATGAAATTGATATTGTAGGAATCAGGCCGGGTGAAAAGATTCATGAAGAAATAGGCTGGAGCGTTGACGTTAAAGATGACAAGTACACAAGCCAACATTTCCATAAATTTGAGAGAGAAGACTTGGTTAAGCTTGTTGGGAGGGTTTTAGGATGAAAGCAATTGGTATAATCGGCTCCGGTAATATGGGGAATAGGTACAAAAAAATCCTTGAGATGCTGGGCGTCGATGTTGTTATGTTTGATGAACATGACTGGCAAGACGCTCCAAGATACAAAAAAGACCTTCATAGCATTATCGTAGCTAGCCCGACAGAATTCCATTTTGAAAATCTCATGATTCTTGATGACTTCAAGGTTCTGTGTGAGAAACCCATAAGCAAAGATATCGATCAAGTTCGCAAGGTTTGCGACAAGATTAAATGCTTGAGAATGGTTAACCAATATGAGCATCTAGCCCCTTCAGAGGGTCGAGGTCTCGAAGACTCCCATTATAACTATTTCAAGACGGGCTCGGATGGTCTGGAGTGGGACTGCATAAACATCATCGGGCTTGCTAAGAGCCCGCCGCATATCTTCAATGATTCACCTATTTGGAAATGCAAAATTAACGGCCATGAGCTTAATCTAGGTGATATGGACCTTGCTTATGTTCGCATGATTAAAGAATGGGTCAAACAGCCAGCAAGCAACAAGAGGTACATGATCCAAGCCCATGAGCGGGTTCTTGAGGGGGCTTATAAATGCGCAAAGTAGTGATCGGCATCCAGGCAAGATCGACATCTTCAAGGCTTCCCAAGAAGTCCACAATGAAGATATCAGGCCGTCCTCTTATTGACTGGGTTCTCAAGGCTTGCAAGGGATCTGCGAAGTATATCAACAACTTTGACGGCGGCAATATATTCGCAAAGGTTTGTCTCTTAGTCCCCGAGGGCGATCCCCTCCAGGAAATATATGGAGATTCTGAGACGGTATACACTGGACCCGAGCACGATGTTCTGAGTCGTTATATGGTTATGGTTAAGAACGAGGCTCCTGATTACGTAGCAAGGATCACAGGAGATTGTCCTTTAATCCCTCATTTCTTGATAACCAAACACATCGTCAATGCAGTTAAGTACAAATATGATTATGTTTCCAACGTCGATGAAGAAACCCGCACCTATGCAGACGGGCTCGATTGTGAAGTCATATCATCGGCTCTTTTCAAGTGGGCAAATGCTAACGCTGTCAGCCCGTCCGACAGAGAACATGTAACAACGATTCTAAGGCGACAGCCTCCGGAGTGGGCTCGTTCGGCTTATGTTGTGGGTTATCAGGACACGTCAAGCCTTAAGCTTTCGGTTGATACTGAAGAGGATCTTGATTTTGTTCGCGCTTATCATGAGATCATGGAAAAAAAAATTAACCTCGCTAAAAGCAAGCCTGGGGGGTTCTTTAGAATATGAATGAAAGCTACTGGCATAGAGCCCAAAGATCGATAGCTCAGGGGGCTCTGACAAATTCAAAGCATCCTGATTCACTTATTAATGGGCTATTTCCGACTCATGTCAAAAAGGGTTATGGCTGTTATCTGACCGATGAAAAAGGCCAGAAGTGGCTTGATTTCATGGGCGGGCTTGGGACTGGTTTATTCGGAACAGGAAACCCTCGGATCACAATGGAAGCGATCAGGGCTATTAATGACGGCTCTTGCCACAGCTTGCCGACTGTTTACGAAGTTGAGACGGCCGAGAAGCTTAAGCAGATGTTTCATTGGGTTGATCGTTGGAAGTTCCTTAAGACAGGCTCAGAAGCTTGTTCGGCTTCAATACGTATCGCAAGAAACGCAACAGGCCGCTATAAGGTCTTATCTGAAGCTTACCATGGTTGGCATGATGAATTTTGCAGTCTAACCCCTCCCGCTCACGGAGTTCCTGATCATCCTTTCATTGGGAAGCTGACAGATCTGAGCCAGATTAAAAATGATGTTGCCGCTGTTATTGTTGAGCCGGTTGTGACGGACATATCGACAAATCGCCGCGAGTGGCTTAAAGAACTTCGGCAAAAGTGTTCAGATAACGGCGTGATGTTGATATTCGATGAAGTCATAACCGGGTTCAGGTTTCCTAAGTTCTCAGTCTCAGCCTATTGGAACATAGAACCCGACTTGATTATCCTTGGCAAAGCTATCGGTGGGGGCTTTCCCTTGGCTGCTGTTGGGGGCCGACCTTGGGTTATGGATGATAGAAAGTATTTTGTCTCATCGACCTACGCAGGAGAAACGGCGTCTCTTGCAGCTTGTCAGGCTGTTATTAATCTTCTTCTCAAAGACCCAAGCTATAACATCGAGAACTTGTGGGATGAAGGCCAAAAGTTTATGGACGAATTCAACTCTCTTGGACCCATTCAGCTTGAAGGCTATCCCACACGAGGGATCATCACGGGAGATCACGGGCTCTTTATGCAAGAAGCAGCAAAGGCAAAAATGCTGTTCTGCAAATCGTGGTTCTATAACTGGGATCTTGCCAAAGAAAAATATGGATTTATGCCGCAAATTAAAGAGATTCAAGAACGTATTGGAGAGGGGCTTGCTAAGATGGAATATCCAGCCCCTTCATCACCTTTTTCAATGAAAGTGAGGGAAAAATGACAGGAATTATTAAACCAGATGGAAGCACAACTTATAATAAGTTAGATGATGCTATCAAACATGTCGAGAAGTACGCAGCAGAGGCTCAATCAAAGGGTTCTCAATTCGTGCAGGCATTCACAGAGCTAACTGGTTATCAGCCCAACCAACAAATCACAGCTCTTGATGTTTACAAGATCTTCAACAGGTTGACATCCAATGATTGATTATGACAAAGGGGTTGTTCTGCTTCCCCTGCAACATAAATATGTCGATTTTTACCGCAGATGTCGAAATAACCCCGAAATACGCGGGTGGTGTCGACAGGTCGGGCTCATAAGTGAGCAAGATCAAGAGAAGTGGTTTAAAGCTCAAAACGATGATAAAACCATTCAAATGTTTGAGATTTGGTGCGATCCCCAGGTTGATGGGAAGCCTTCTGGCGTCTGCGGGCTCACGTCGATTGATATGCATGTTCGCAAGGCTGAGTTTAGCTTGTGGATCGATCCCGACAAGCAACGCCGTGGGATAGCTAAGAAGGCCCTTCATACGCTATTTAATTACGGCTTTGATGAACTTGGGCTTAATATCATCTGGGGCGAGACCTTTTCTGAGAACCCGGCGCGGCACCTCTTCAAAAAGATCGGAATGCACGTCGAGGGCACCCGGCGGGATTTCTACTACAAAAACGGCAAGCATATCGATGCTATACTTTTCAGCGCAAAGGCTCACGAATGGATTTTGTAAGATCACTCTTGATTATCCAGTTCCTTACTATCGGGGTCATATTGGGGGCAGCTTGGCTCACTATATATGCCCTCAGACCCCGACCAAAAATAAAACGCAGCTTTGAGAAGCCAAAAAAGAAGCAAATCATCAACACGCCATCGGGCTCATTTGTGATCAATGAGAAAAGAGAGCCCGTTGTTAATGATGATCAAGCTTTATGGGAGAGAGAAAATTGAACTGGACCGAATGGGCGCTAAGGCTGCATTGGAACTCGATATCATCAGAAGCCAGGCGTTACGGGCTTGATCCCCTGCTTGTGGCTTCTATGGTTCAGACAGAAAGCTCGGGAAACCCCTGGGCTACTAGATTCGAGAAGGATTACAAGTGGGTTTATAAGACTGAACGATTTGCCGAAGATCTTGGAATCACAGAGATAACGGAGCGGGCTCATCAAAAGACCTCCTGGGGAATGCTTCAGATCATGGGAGGAGTTGCTCGTGAGTGTGGCTATAAAGGGCCGCTTCCCAAGCTATGTCTGGTTAAGGTCGGGCTTTCTTATGGTTGTCTGAAGCTCTCTTTAATACATAAGAAATATGATAAAATATCCGATGTGGTGGCCGCTTATAACGCCGGAATTCCAAGACTAAACAAGGACGGAATTTATGCAAATCAAAACTATGTCGATAAGGTGCTTGGTTATTATACTGCTCTCACTTCCAAGCCTATTATTGACGATTAGTTGCAACGATGACCCATATGTGACCAAAATCATAGAGTCACGTCTTCCTATTCCAAAAGCAGACTGGCAGTCTCCAGTTGCTCAATTATACCGCGACAAGATAAAACATTTATCAAGCCTTGGGTCTTGGATAGCCCCACACGATTGCGATTCTTTGCTGTTTAACGGCATCGCAAGAGCCGCTGGAATTGAGTCGATAGACCTAAGCCTCGCGGAACATGAGCCCAATGTTTTGCACAGAAGGCCTTATGATCCTTGCTGGCTTGACGGTGAGGATAGAGGCAGCAAGTCCACGATATCTAATGACATGATTGTCGGCTGGGTTCTTGGGCAACATGCAGCAGGAAACGCTGGGAAAATAAAAGAATACTACGAAAGAGCCCGCCGGGATCACTGGATTATAGGCAAGCCGATCAGTGTTATTGGCCGGGTCGTGCTTAAACCCAATCTTCAGGCTGTTTTAAGGCTGGCCTTCGGGTCGGATAAGCCCGGGGCTGTTGTCTTCTTTCCTGTCAAAGCAGACTATGAGCGCCATCTCCAAGCCCTACTGATCGAATTTGTATCCCGGGTTAATGGCGGGTATACTGAGAACATGCTGGATATGCTTGAAGGGTTGAGGGAAGTCGATGACAAAGATGCCCTCTTCTTTGCTGCGTCCGATATGAGAGAAGCAGCCGCTGATAGGCTGCTGTCGGGCTATATACCTTCATATATCAGGGGCTCTGATGAGTATCCCCATATTTATCAAGCTTATGTTGCGAGGTTGATTCTGAAGTGAAAATTGTTATTGAATTTTTAACTCTTCTGGGGATTATTTCCGGCGGGATCATTTGGCTGACAACAATTGACAACAGAACCCGGGTTGTGGCTCGTGATATTGAGAAGCTGGAAATCATTCACGATGATGTTGCTGAAATAAAAAAAGATCTTGGTGTTGTTCGTGGCAGGCAAGAAATACTTATAAAACACATAATAAAGGCAGGAAAATGATAGGACCGATTCTAGGTGGAACTAGCTTCATAATGAAGCTCATAATAATTAAAATATTCGTCAATAAAGCCGTTAGGGTTATTTTTGCCCCGTTCATTGTAGCCAAAAAGATATTGGCTTATATTTACAGGTATACTAAAAAAATTATGAAGTTTATTTATCGCAAAACAAGGAGAGCACTTTGAAACATGACATCGACAAATTAAAAGACATCTTAGGGGTTCTCTGCGAACTGGTCGAGCTTATCGACGCTTACAGGAACGGCGGATCAATCATCAAGGTTGGCATCAAGGGATATAAGTTGCTTTCAGAGCTAAGAAATGCAGCCAAAAACATCCATGAAGCCAGGCTTGAATATGCCGATCTTGATGCCGATGAAAAAGAAGAGCTTAACGAATATGTTAAGGACAAGATCGATATTGAGGGGCCGCTTGAGCCCATTGTTGAGCTGTTGGTTCAAAACTCTGTTCGGTTATTTGATCTATATAATCTTATTCGGCCCTTAAAATCCGCTTAAGGGAAAACTCGACAACTTTTGCCTTTAGACCTTCCGTGGTTTTTGAAAAATCAAAGCTGTCATACATGTGTTGATCGGGGCCGAAAACCCTGATCTTCACTTTTTTATATTTTGGGTTTTCATTTCTTGCATAAGCCAGCCTGATATCATCGTAGGTCTGATTATGAAGCAAACGATTAAAAGACTGAGCCGCAAGCTTCCAGCCAGTCTCAGTTTGATCGAATGTCTCGGGTTCTGGGGGATAGCCGCAGATAACAACAATATCTTCATGGCCGTCTCTTATAGCCTTGCCGATGGGGGCAAGCTTTGCCGGTCCTGCATCCATGAACATAGCTGGCCGAACAAACCCGGCTATCCTTCCGGCGTCAAGAGTTCTTTCAAGAAAATCCTCGGGCTTTAACTTCTGATTTGAAAACCATGTCAGCTTTCCCGTTCTTTGATGAAGGCAGCAAACATGAGCCTGCATTTGTGGCAGGTTCTTAAAGTGCGGAGCCATAAGTTCACGCAGAGGATCGAAGTTAAAAACCCCTTTCCACGGCTTAAGGTGAAGCCTGAAAACATCAGTCCGGCCTTTAATTTGATGCCATAAATTCCACGCTTCTTCGGCTCCGACTTGAGCTGACATTGCCGAGACAAAAGCCCCTGAACTGATCCCGTATTGAACCGGGTTCTTTATGTCAAGTTGCCTGAGTCCTGCCATCTGAATAGCCCCGAGGGCTGCGCATCCTATGTTAACAATTGCTGTCATGTTTTTACCTTATATAATCATCTGAAAAGTCTTTGAAATTATCATATAGTTCCTTTCGAACTGCCTCTAACGTTTTGAAGTCCATGCCTGCGGTGTCATATTTCACAGCGTCCCGAAGCCAGCTGCTAAAATCCCAGAGAGCAGATTTAACGGCAAAAGCATTGAAAAGGACTTCAGCTTCTTCTTGTTCGTCAGTTTCAAAAATGTATTTCATGATATCTGCGCCTTGCTTTGTCTCTTTTACAGTAAAATGTAAGCTGTAAGAGTCATTCTCAGCCTAGTGGTAATTGACCTGTTTAACGCTATATTTAGGCCATATTCTCACTGCAATGATACGTTAAAGAGTATATTTACTCCCCCTTGTCAGCCGGTTTAATCCCCTTAGCCTTCAAAGCTGCTAACGCTATCGCCATTTGAGCGGTGTCCGACTCACCACATTCTGCAACATGGAAGCCGCTTGCTTTCCCGAACTCAGCATCCCAAACGCCATCAGGATATTCATTGTTAATACTGAGAACAAAACGCTCGTAACCATGGACTTTCATCTTCTCAACCACTGCCCATGCCGCCTGAATGACAGTTGAGTAAGGTCTAATGTCTCCATCCATCACATGCTCCGCAACCAGCGCATCAATTTCCCTGCTCATTCTCCCATTGCCTCCGCAATTTTAGCTAGTGCCATTATCCCTTTTCTTAGGATGTTCCTAACGCTCTCTGCTCCAAGTGTTTCTTCTTTCCACTTCAGTACCTCTATTGTGTGAAAGCCATCAATTACAGGCGGGCATCTTTGGCTGTTTACCCATATTTTATTGCTCATTCTCCCCTCACTTGCTTGTAGGCTTCTAGAGCTTTGAGTAGCTCGTGTTCATTTTGGAGGTTTTCTTGCCGCTTAGCATTATCTTCTTCCCAATCGTCGGTGTTAACCTTCCTTTGAACCAACTCACAAACCCGCCTTGCTGCTTGGAGTTCTTTAAGCAGTTTAAGATATCCGTCTAAGGTTAATATCTTCTCTTCTTCACTCATCCCCGCGCTCCGCTTGCTTGTATGCTTCTATTGCTTGACACAAAACACAAGTCTCCCTACCTGCCACAGCGCAGTCATAGTGCTGCACCCTCTCAGCAGCTTCACAGACACGCCTTGCTGCTTGGAGCTGACTGCTAAGTTCAGCGTTTTCACGTATCAAGTTTGTCCTGTCTTGCTCAAGCTTTTCCAGTCGGCCTAGCAATGCGAGGATTGTTTGGGGTTCAACACTACACAGCATAGGCTTGTCTTTAGCAAATGAGTATGAGTTGTAGTCACTGGCCGCTAATGCAGAGGCTCTCAGCTTCTTGGTGTCAATCATCGCCGTACCTTTCTTCCATTTCCTCTACCCAAACATGGCACTCAGGTCTTGTTGTTGGTTGCAGGGCAAAGAACTCTCCATTGTACGTAACATCGACAACAAGAGCATGCTCATCGTTCCATTTGCAATGTTTCTTGGTATATTCCCACCATTCAGCTTTGCTAATCCTCATACCTATCAACAAACTCCATACCTCTAACGTAACCTTCAAGAAATCCCACTATTCTTTGATGTTCGTGAAATGTATTATCGCCAAATATATGCCTTATTGTTTGCAGGGCTTTTTCTGCATCTGACTTGTATTCATACCAGGGTTTTTTGTAGGCTTGCGGTCCTTTTGTTTTGTCAATCATCGCCATGTAGCTGCTCCATTTCCCAAAACCAAATAAGGCACTCTTCAAAGCCGATCCACTCAAAGAATAAAATCGTGTACCAGTATTTCTCTTTGGTGTATTCCCACCACTCTTTTTTGCTAATCATCCCACCGCCTTTACTTGCTCTTATCCCCAGAATACTCTTCTATTTTGTTGAATACCGCCTATAGGTGGCTGATAACCCCAGCCAGGTAGCCAATGGCAACCATCACAAAGGCAAGGGCATATAAGAACAGTTTGGCTCTGAATTGGTTGTAAAATTTCATTCGGGCTCTTTCCTCTTAAAAAGATCCATGAACTTTCCAGCGAAAACCCGCACGATTCTGGGAGAATATACGTTGATAACAATCTTGGTTTTAACAATCTCAATTAAAGGTGGTTTTATCTTCTCCAGCAAGGATTCTAAGTCTTTCAATTTCTTTCCTCATTCTTTCTATTTCAGCAGCCAGCCCGATCATGTAAACCCCATCTCTGCGGGTTATCGAGGGAGCGCTAGCAAGCTCCCGGATTCTTGAGATGTCTACAGAGAGCTTCGATTTGTTCTCTGTTTGTTGTGATTTTGACATATATCACCATTAGTAAAATGAGGGGCAGAAATAAGACTGCCCCGATGTTGAGTTTAATCCAGTTCCATGTTGTTACGTCCATTTCGCCCCTCTTAGAATGGGATGTCGTCCAGGCTTGGCACATCATCGCTCTTGAGCCCGCCGTCAACAGTTGTCGTTGTTCCATGTCCACCACCAATGCTGTTATCAGCGGGTTCCTTTGCGACAAAAACAAACGTGACTTTGTTCTTGGTTTTGTCGTTGTAAGTATCGCGGCCAACATTGATGTCAAAACATGTTCCCATTGTCTTAGCTAGGAAATCATCAGATGAGCTGAAGCTAAAATCATCGTTTCCAGTTGCTGCCATGATCGACTTGATCCTTGAATGTCCGAAGCTCGTTGCCTTTTCATTTGAATGTTGAAGCCAGGGAGAATCCCACAATTTGCGGCCCTTGAATTTTCCTTCGCTCACGGTTAGAGTAACATTAAGGCGGGTGTCTCCCTTGTCGTTGTTTTTCATCTCAGCATTCGTGACTTCGACTTCATACTTGCCATCAGGCAAGAGTTCATAACTTTGTTCTTCTTTCGCTTCACCTACGTTAAACATCATTTCCTCCCTTCAATTAGTTCAAATAGTTTTTTTCCATCAAACGGCATGGTAGCCGGAAGATTAAATCTGTTCTTGGCAACAATGGTCGGGGTTTCTTCGCAGTGAAGAACTCGCTTGCCAGATCCGATGGCTCTTTTCTTGTCCATGCTGCCCTTGCGATCAACAAGGCTGACTTCATGACGAGCGAAAAGAACAAAATCCATTTTGCCAGTGACGAACCCGACAGCTTTTTTGTTGAGGCTAACGTTGAATCGGTCATAATTCTCAGAAGTCGGATCTTCGTATTTCTGGCTTGTTTCATGACCAAGAAGAAGCACGTTCTTGCCGTTGCTGTTGAGAAGATCGAATATCTTTATCAGATCCCTCCATTCCCCAATCAGGTATTCATAGCCTTTGCCATATGGAATATCGAGAACAGAGAAGTGCTTATCCGGGTTCTTGTTGTCAGGGTCTAACATATGGCGAATAAGTATCGTCTCAACTTCTTGAGCAGTATCAAGGACAACCGTCTCAAAGTCGGATTTCAGGAAGTACCTCAAAGCTGAGACTATTTGCTCCTTGGTCTTAAATGTTCCCTTAAGGCGGGCAACATCAAGCTCGGAACTTCCGGCTTCGAGGTCGATATAAAGGGGCTTCGGAGCAAACGAGGCCGCTGTTGTCTTGCCAATGCCAGGGACTCCGTAAATGAGCCCCTTCCAAGGCTTCTTAACTTTTCCACTTTCAACTTCAAACATCCTGCTCCCTTTCATAATCATTAAGTTCCAAAGTAAAATAATCGCTATTTGGCCAGTTCCCGGATTCTAAACAATCAGCATATTGACGCATATAAAACCTGTTGAGCTTGATGTAATGGTCAATAAGCGCGTGATCGACTTCAACCATTGCTGTCTTATGTGGGGCTGATTTGGCGACAAGAATAAAAAAGAAGTCAGGACGCTTGCCTGTTATCTGTTTAATCCCGTCAGCATAAAAAGCCGCCTGGTGAGTGTATCCGTATTTCCTCGAATCATAAGCAAAGGCCCGGCGGCTGCATGTATGGGTTGTCTTGAGATCATAAACGTGGTGGGTTTCTGGCTGATATATATCCGAGCGGATTTTACATTTAAGCCCGGTTTCTTTGTCGGTCCAGAACCATGATGCCTCGAAAACTGAGAAGTCAAGGGCTTCCCGAACTTCGTCGTTAAAATTAAGGGAATCGAAAGCGTTACTGGTGGAATCAAACTCCGACTCTAATAGCAAAATTTTTCCTTTGTTATTAGCTTCAAAAGCTTTGAACGCCTTCGATCCCCTCGTCTTGCCATCCCTGAAGACAGCAATATCTGGTGTTTCATGAGCTCTATGCTCGACCATCGAGTGAACAGCTTTGCCCCAGGTAAAGGCCGTGGTCTCTTCCTGCGGGTTCTCAAATCTATAGCTCGGGCTAGCCTTGTAAGGCTCTTCCCGCATATCTTTAAGCTGAGATGACCGAAGCCCCTCGCGCTTTGCATACTCATCGTAGCTAATCATTTCATAGAACATGCTTTAACCCAAAATCTAGAAGTTGACGAACAGCCTCAGAGATCGTGACTTTTGACCTCTTGGCTACCTTTTCCAGCTCTTTCCTCTGATTCTTGGAAATCTTCAGATTGAGATGTTCTGTCTTTTGTTGTTGCTCAATAGCAATAATTTTCATATAAACCCCTCCATCGCCAAAGACAATACAGAGATAATATGAGGGTGTCAAGAGATGTATTACCTAAGTTATAAAGAACCTGGGAATTACCAAGCAAATCACCAGTTTGACGGATTTAAAGTCAGAGAAAATTCTAACATGGTTGATGTTGTCCTTGCCTGTCAAAACTACGTATGGAGCCCGATACGTTGGTGCTTTGGAGTCCGTAAGGCTGCGAAATTTCAAGGTGCAAGCCTTTGTGTGTTTGATTTTGATGAAGGCGTAAGTCTCGAAGAAGCCCGGGAGAATATTTTTGCCGATTGTCAGTTCGCTATTGCCACAACAAAGAGCCACCAGAAGGGGAAGGACGGCAAGCCCGCGTGTGACCGATTCCGGGTTTGCATCCCATTTGAGAGGGAGATAACAAGCCTTGATGATTATAAGTTCACCATGAAGCGCCTTGCTGATCGCTACGGGGCAGATCCAGCTTGTGTCGATGGAGCCCGGTTCTTTTGGCCCTTTGAGGGCTGTGAGTGGTGGACAAATGATGAAGGGCTAGATATGGACGTATTTAAAGCCCCGCCTAAGATTGAGACTGCTCCTGTAACATATCCAGCGGGTTCCTTGCCTTTCTGGGCTTCGTGGTTTCTTGAAAAGGGAGAGCCATGCCGGGGTTCTTCTGGCCGAAACGATATGATTATGAGAATCTCAAGATGGACCAAGCAGCATGGCTGGGGGCGGGATGAACTAAGAACCCGGGTTATGAGTGGGCAGTTTAGCAGGGAAGGTTTTCCTGATTCTGAAATAGATGAAATCATTAACAAAGTATGGAGGTAATGTTGAAGGCCAATATTTTCACAAATAAGACGGGCAGTGGGTTTATTGATTATGATCTTTTGATCGACATGGCTGCGACTATATTTGAGCACCAGGAGGTCGATCTGTTTTTTAGCCAAGATAAGTTGGTCGCCCGCTATGATGACAAGAACTATAGCCTTACGAACCCGGGGCGGCTCAGGGCATTTATGGAGCTTATGAGTATTGATTTTAAATGGTACGAAGGGGGCGACGTGACAAGGGAGGATCTTCTCGAAGGGCTGGCATTTATAGCGGCTGAAGAGATCGATAATGTTGGGCAATTATAAAACAAATCCCAGCGGGAAGACGCCGGGATTCTAAAGATAAATTGAAAGGTAAGGAATCCGAAAAAAGCACGATTAACCTACTAATTCCATGAGGAAAACATACTATTATGAGCGGAAAAAAGCCAGATTATATTGCTAATTTTGAAGTTGTGCAGGACGAAGATGGAAAAGATTTTACGGTTTTTGATAATTTGCCTAATTACGTAAATAAGTTGGTCAACATACTCTCCAAAAATGAATGCGATTTCTACAGAGTTGCGTCTCGGTTGATGATTGCCCGCAATGACTTTAAGAACAAGAAAACCATAAGAGTTAAAAGGATTGACAAAGCCTCGGAGCTTTATAGCTTCATGGGAACTATGGGAATTGTCAGCCAGTTTAAGCAAAACCAATTCTTCTCAAAGGAAGAGGCTTTTGCAGCCCTGAGAGATCTAGCCCCTGAGATGGATTTTGAATCAGGAACACCTCATCAGCCAAAGATTGACGGGGTTTATTATAGGCAATTCGAGATGGTCAAATCCGAGGGGCTTGTTGATCGACTCATTCGCCTCTGGAACCCGTCCACGGAATATGATCATGCGCTTATGAAGGCCGCGATCGCCACGCCGTTCTGGGGCGGCAAACCCGGGGCTAGGCCGGCCATATTTATCACAACAGACATGAAAGAAGGCGGAGGTAGAGGATATGGCAAAACAGAGCTTGTTAAAGTGGCCGCAGAACTGGCTGGAGGCATGTACTCGGGCTGCAATATCTCAGATGTTAAAGGACTAAGGAGAAGGATTCTTAATTCTCAAAACATGAGCCGAAGAGTTGTTCTTTTTGACAATATCAAAAAATTCACAGTCTCAAGCGGCGAGCTTGAGGATGTTTTGACATCTAAAGAAATCGGAGGGCCAGAAGCTTTACATGTTGGAGATGGGTCGGTTCTCAACTATTTCACCTACTATTTCACAATCAATGGGGGCTCTTATAGCCCGGACCTTGCCAGTAGGGCGTTCATTATCGAGATCAAAAAAGCTTGCCACGGGCTAGATTATGACAAAATATTCAATGAAATATGTATTGAGAAAAGGCAGCAGGTGGTCTTTGAGATAATTAACATGCTCAAGGAGAAGAGAACCCCTCACCCCTGGCACTGCCGGTTTAGGTCGTGGCATGAAGATGTTCTTGAAAGGTTTGCTCCACCTGAGTCAGCTCACCTACTTAAACAAAGACAAAAAGATAAGAATGCAGAAGAAGGGCAAGGGGAAGAGCTGGAAGAATGGCTCAATGATCACCTGGAACAATATAGCCCGCCAATTACTTGGATGAAAAGAAGCAAGCTTGATACATCAAAACATTGTTTCTTTATACCTAAATCAATGATGTCAAAAATCCTTGAACAGAGCGGAATATACAGACCAAGGACCACAAAAGATGCCACAGTGTTCCTGAAAAACCTGAGACTACCGACTTTATTTGAGTACAGAATGAACAACGCGAGGGGTTGGGCTAAAGTTCCGAGTGCTGATTTTAACCCAGAAATGGGCGGTCACTTAACGCCTAAAATCGTGCGCTTAGTGACACATTATAGCGGTTTTTCGGGTTTTGGGACAACTGAGGAATTTTTAATCAGAGATATATAATTATACAGTGATCAATTAAGGTGCAGCTTGTGACACATACAGCGTCACTAAGAGTTAATGTGTCACTGAATGTGTCACCCAGTTTTTTCAATGTTTTTAGTTATTTATATATATTAGTGACTAATATATAAATAAATATAGTAATAGAGATATATAAAATAAAAGGGTAATAAAGGTAATAAATATATAAATTATATAGGGAGCAATAGAGACATGCGTGTGTCATGTCACTTGGCCCTGAATTTCCCCAAATCTGCTCAATGTCAGAGCAATGATTTGGCCCCTTGCCCTCCCGGGTTCATCGGAGTAATCTTTTGGTAGCAATCACACACATTGGCAAATCTCTCAGGGAAGAGGCGGGTTTGTTTCTCGGAATCGATCCAGGCAAGAAGGGCGGGCTCTGCGTTCTCAATGAGAGCGGGGCTATTGTGGCCTTGACGGTCAAGCATGAGACGGCCATAGAAACTTACTCTTGGCTACGGACGGCCATCGAAGCCCACCGGGTTCAAATGTGTGCTATCGAGAAGCCTTTTGCCAAGTCGATGAATAAAGGGGTGTTCACCTACCTCAGCGAGTACGGCGAGATGAGAATGGCCCTGAGGCTTTCAAATTTGCCGTTTATTGAGATTCATCCGAGTAAGTGGACTCGGAGGCTGCATAAACCTCTAATCGACTCTGGGGCTATTACAGGCGACGAGAAGCCCAAGGTTAAAAGTTTAGCAGCTGCGAGGGATTTATGGCCCGATCAATGCTGGCTTGCAACAGAGCGCAGCCGGGTTCCTCATGACGGGCTTGTGGATGCTGCCCTCATAGCCGAATGGTGTCGAATTAATTACAAGCGGAAGATTGACGGGGCTAAAGCTTCATAGGACAATATTTCCTATGGACAACATCGGCATAAATTTGATAATTTCTCCCTTAGAATCAGCTATCCGACAGAGATTATTTGATTATTTTGTTTATTCAGAAGAAGAGGATGATGAATGCCTCCCAAGAAGAAGATCGCCCCGTCGTTCGATTTCACAGACATTGACAGGCTCATACCATACGCGAATAACTCTCGCACTCATTCAGAAGACCAAATTAAAGAACTTCAAGCATCGCTTAGGGAGTTCGGGTTCGTTAATCCGGTTTTAGTCGATGATAATATGACGATAATTGCCGGGCATGGACGGGTTGAAGCAGCCAAGCGAGAAGGCATTAAAAGCATTCCCACGGTTAAAATATCTCACCTAACCAAAGGCCAGTTAAAAGCTTACATCATTGCCGACAACAGACTTGCTCTTAATGCGGGCTGGAATGATGAGCTGCTGAAGATTGAGCTTGAAGATCTTAAGGCTCTTGATTTTGACATCGACCTTTTGGGGTTCGATGAGAGCGAGCTTGATAATCTTGTTGGCAAAGAAAATACTGAAGGCAAAACCGATGACGATGAAGTGCCTGAAGTGGAAGAAAATATTCACAACGTCAAGCGTGGTGATATTTGGGAGCTTGGTGAACATAGAATTATGTGTGGTGATTCGACCGACAAGGAAGCAGTTGAAAAGCTTATGAATGGTGAGAAGGCCGATATGGTTTTTACTGATCCGCCTTATGGCGTTGCTGTTTGCAACACGCAGGGATTAATCAAAGGGGATGAAAACTTAGACGTATTTACTGCGTCCCTTCCTTGTCTTGTTGAAGCAGCAAAAAAAGATTCGCACTTCTATGTATGGTGCGCATCCGGAGATAGGCTCCCAGAATCAATTTACGTTTTTAACAAGCACATACCATTTCAGAATTTGCTACCAGTACGCGTGACCCATGAAAACAAACGCGGCCCAAAAGCCGCATTCAAGCGTAACTATGAGACATGCTTGTTTGGGAACAATAACAAGAAGGGTTTCAACAAAACTAGTAAGTTTAAGGTTTCTGAGACGACTTTAAAAGACAGCAGGTATAAGGGCGATGGTCGGCTTAGTGTTTATCCTGCTTTGTGGGATGGTCAAAGATCTACCGAGCACAACATGAATATTGTTCATCCAACTCAAAAGAAAGTTGAGATGATAGAGTTTTACTTAGAAATAAGCAGCAATTCTGAAGATTGCGTTTTAGATTTATTCCTCGGCTCCGGCTCAACTCTCATAGCCTGCGAAAAGACAGGCCGCAAATGCTACGGGATGGAGCTCGACCCACACTATTGCAGCGTCATAATCGAACGATGGCAAAACTATACAGGTCTGGAGGCTAAATGTGTCAGTCGGTAGGCCTCCGAAGTACAAGAAAGAATATTGTCAGATGTTAATTGATCACATGGCAACAGGCATGAGCTTTGAATCGTTTGCGGCTGAAATAGAAACGCATCGAGGGACTTTATATAACTGGAAGAAACAATATCCAGAATTTTTGAACGCCCATAAAATTGGCATTGATAAAATGACAAAATTCTTTGAGAAGATCGGCCTAATGGGCATGGCTGGCAAGATACCGGGGTTCAATCCGACGGTTTATGTTTGGACTACAAAGAATAAATTACGCTGGACTGATCGGGTTGAGACTGATGTTAATATACTTCCCAAGCCAGCAATCAT